ATTCGCAGACCTTGGCGATGTTTACACCCTTTTCTTGGATTGTTAACTCAAGGGCGTTTAAGGTATCGGTAAGCGCCTCGTCCTCAATTGAAGTGTCGTGGATTAGATCCATAACTGCCTTCATTTGTGCGCTTAGTTCGTGTAAGGTGAGTTCCATTGTGGACTCCTTTTTGGGTTGATTAAAATGATCCCGCCAGGGACCCTTATAGAAACAAAGAAGTCGTAGATCTTTATTAAATAGAGGGTGTGGCGGGAATGAAATCTTGAAATTATAAAACACAAAAAGACCATATCGACTCCTTTTTTGGTACTGAATAGTAGCCAGAATTAAGGCTCAAAATCAAGTCATTTAGATTTTCCCCAGTACAACTTATTGTATTGTGGATGCTCAACCGGCGCTCGGCCAATATGCAAATGGAAATCGCAAACCTCCAGGTTATTAGTTCCTAATTTAATGGCCGTGCGAATAATTTTTAGACGCTTAGTCGGGTCCGCAATCCCAATATCAGCTGCGCCATAAGACCATTTGGTAAACTGGGTATGTAGGGACTCATCAGATCCGCCGATTTCCTCATTGTATATATTACATCGATGAATCGATTTAAAGGGTAGGGGAAACCCGCAGGCCTCACGCAGATCCTGGAGCCAGTCTAGCCACTTATCAGAAGGCAGCTGTCCACAATGGGGGCAGCTTGCCTCCTTTAAAGTAATATTCTCTCGGACGTTCAATCGCCGTTGGCTTTTACTTCACGTAGAATTTCGTCCAATAACGCCCTTTGTGAGATCTGTTCAACCTTAATATGCTCCACATCGTTTTTTGTGACCGCTACGTCGGTTTTAACTTTATGTACATCTTCACTAATCTGCTTTTGATTTAGTTTCAACGAATCAACGGACACCTCATTGCTGTCCACTCTTGCTTGCAATGAAAACCAGGCGCCCGCCATAGCGAATATGATTACAACGAACCTTATGTACGGTGCTATCTTTTTTAACTCTATTCCATTTCCATTTGGCATTGTCTTTCCCTATTTGTACAAAAAGTTTAAGATTATTCCTGCACCTGCAGTTGTCGTGGAGTCGGCGGCTACTGAATCAGTAATCACAAAAGACATTGCCGTTTCAAATACAACACCTTCCGGATAATACTCGCTTATTGGCGTACCGTAGAACTGGTCACCATCTGCGTTTGTATCGCCTGGGGTCAAAACGAAAACCAACTTCGGATCCTCCGATTCCGTATCAACAGAATCTTCGTAATCGTCATACATAAGCAAGTATAGATTTTGAACATCAAGACTTGTCCCATATACGGAGTACAGTGTACCCCACGAGGTTTTCAGCGTCATCACCGAATCTGCGCCAGGTGGCGCTGCCGTGTACGTGGTGAAACTCTGTCCAAAGACAAAGCACGACACCATTAAGGTTATCAATATCAGTTTTAAGAACTTCATTACTTCTCCTTATTTATGCCGGTTCTTTCATTCCTGCCCTGATAGATATACCGGCCAAAGCAGCCATAATTGCCGTATATAACTCAACCACAGTTATCGCACCTTCTGACCACGCAATTAAAGCACTCACGATTGAAATGACACAAACGGCGTAGGTTTTATAACCCATTATCGCATCTTTGATTTTCTTTAAGAATTTAAACATCTCTACTCCCTGGTTATTGGTTCTTCTTCTATTGGTTCTTCTTCTAAGGTATCAAATAATACTGCATTATAACCTGCAAGGACACCATCAGCAAATATTATCTGATCATTAAGTTTTCGTAAGTCTGTAATGGTTCTATCTCTCGCCGCAACAAGGCTCACCCGTGACTTCTCAATTCCTTCGATTCGTTCCTCGATGGTTTTTGTCTGTCCGAACAACAAACCAACGAAAAGCATTAATACAACTATATGTGTTTTTTTCATTATTCCTCCTGGTTATGGTATTAACAAATTTGTTGCTTGAGTCCATTTCCTTTCTATTGCATCATAAAAATCTGTTTTTTCAGCCGTATTATATATATCTGAATCTACCAATTTTGAACTTTTATTGATAATGCCCCAATCTGGCTGAATGTTGTTAGTATCTCCATAAGCCACCTCAGTTCTTAAATGGTATTTAAATGTTGTATCTGGCGCTGTAATATCCGTAAAGACAGTATCACCAGGCGCAATAACCGTTGTGTCTATTCCAACCACTACTGTACTAAAACTAACCATCTTTCTAAGTGTTATTGTCAGCACTTTAACGTGGTCTAGGTCTGGTGGTATAGGCTTTGCCATTTGCGAATATCCAATACCAACTATTATTAAAACTATTGTCATTATTTTTTTCATATTGCTCTCACTTTTTATTGAATAACGTGAACTCTACTTCTTGATGGTGGTGCTCCTGCTTCTGCTTCTATAATAATAGTTGCCGCTACCCATTGTTCACTACCACCCATTCCAAATACTGATGTTCCTGTATTGTCTGTACCAGAAATATTGCTAGACATAACATAGAATCTTTTATCTTCCGTACTAGACGGAGACCAACTGCCACTATCATAATCAGCGGCATTTCCATCGTGTGATGTTGTAGTTCGACGATAAACACTTAGGTAATCCGTGCCATCACAATCTGAGGTTTCAAGAGCAATACAATAATATACTCCATTTGCTAATGTATATGGAGTTGGGAAATTAAATGCCTGAACACCAGCAGGATCGGGCATATCAGCAAGGCTAAGAGTTTCAGATGTTGCTAATAATGCATTTGGTTCAGAACTTGTACCATAAGTACCAGTATGTGAATATAGTTTACACACTATATCCCCAGTTGGACTATTAACTTGGTCTAAAAACCATTTGGCTTGAGTTAAATCCTTACCATTACCAGTAAAAGACTGTGCCATTCCAGTTTTAGTAGCAGAAAACGCAATCGAACCAGAGGAAGAAGTATTTTGATCTACAACCACGAGTTCTATTCCACCTGCACCACCCGTATCACCAGCATCGTTATTAAATATTTCAAATGCATCAGCAGGCATTGTATAAGGTGTGTCGTCATCATCAGCACCAAAAGCTCTTATAACTATACTTCCTGCCGTTAAATTAGTATAAGCAACATCAGGGGCTTCAGGGGCATCACTTGTCGCTACTGAATCTTCGGAGGCGTGAATTGGATTAGTAGTGTCATTTCCACTAAACCTTAACAACCAACCTGCCCAATCCTCATTTGTATCATCAGGAGATTCCCAGTCCCACTCGATATCGCCACTTTCAAACACCCTATATGCAGTATAAAAAGCATTTCCTGTACCAGAGGTTGAACTTGTCATTTCTATCCAATCTGATGTAGTCTTTTCAGCAACAACGTGATCATCATCTTTAGTAATAACCACTATCATTAAATCGCCAACATCACATCCAACCCCTCTTAAAGTAATGCTTTGTCTAGCACTACTGTTTACATCCTCGTGATGTACACCATACTGAATAACCTGTGTCCAAGCAACGCTAATTAACAATAATATGAATAAAATTTTTCTCATTTAATCCACCGTAAAGATAATAGTTACTGCAACTTCATCATCCGACGTTCCACTAGCATCATCAATTTCAATCCACACAAAACTATCTGCGGGGATAGTCTCATCGTCAAATGCCGTTACATCTGAACCGCTTGTTTGAGAAGTGGTCTGTGTTCCTGCGGTTACAACCTCAATACCTGTATCTGCCCTAGAAGTATTATCGTGTCTGATTGTCCAGGTTACATCAGGTGAAGTTCCACGCACAACACCCCTCATTTCTGAAATCGTTATCGCCTCATTGGTAAAGAATATTGTGAACTCATCACTGGTAACAGGAGATTCAATCGTAATTCCCTTGCTTAATTGATGTCCTGTTAATATACCCCCAATATCAACATTGTCGCTAAAATCAAGCCTAGCCTCATCTTCCATCCAGGTCATTGTTAAATCATTATCTTCACCTTTCCAGGTCTGATAATAATCCACCTCAGCATTACCCTTTCCCCATATACCAGTATTTGCGGGAACATCAGTATCGTAGGAATACCATTTATCACCTAATACAGCATCATACATTCTAAATACATTACTATTTCCTGCATAATCTATCCACACTCCGTCTGCCCCACCCTCAACCATCTTTATTCCTGAATAATCATTTGAACTAGCACCATTATCTGTAACTACATAAGCATCTTCATCTGAGTCTATTGTGAATGTTGCATTTGCTGCATTGGTCAGCGACATTGTATTTGCTGTGCTTTCAATCTGCAAGTCATTCGTGAGTATGGCATCTGTCATTAAACCAAGTATAGTGTTAATTGCTGCTCGGTTGTGGTCATCTTCATCTTCATCCCAAAATGCAAGGCTATCGTTTTCTGTGGGAGTATCTGTTGTTAATTGGTCAATCTCAAAGGCAACACTTCCCGCAAGATCTATTATATCTTGTAAAGCTACTCGCTTTAACTCATCGGCAGTAATATCCCATACCAGAACAGAGTCGCCCACAGCAGGACTATCATCTTCTGTAAAGGCCGATATATCCCTTATTACTAACTTTGCGGGAATCACAACGCTATTATCCACTCCCGCTCCACCCTCCGATTGTGGATATACCAATCCTATAAACAGGATTAACCAAAGTAGTTTTTTCATACTTTACTCCTAGTTATCGGCTCTTGATATTTCCTGCCAGTTGGAATCATCATCATCCCACTGCAAAAGCATTTGATCTTTGTCGCCAAAAGTGAAATTAACACCGCCCTGTAAGCTAGTATTCACTCCATCAAATAGCGTTAGTGTATTGGTATCATCGGCTCCGTGTAATATTAGAATCTGGCCATCATAAGCGCCATCATCTATTGCAGTATCAGCATCCAGTATAACTGGAGCACCATCGCCTCCAATCCTCATTATAGAACTGGTTGATGCTATTGAGGCATCATTCGCATAGACAGCAGGAGTCGTTGATCCTGAGTTTGGCTCAAGTGTGAATATCGTACCAACTGTTATTTCAGTCGCTGCAAAGTCACCAGTACCCAACTCAAAATCCTCATTGTCAAGTATTGTTTCAGCTTGATCGTGTGTCATTAATGCTAGTATGGTTGTTATGTCTTCAACAGCGTGTTCAGCTTCAGAAGCATCCCAAAACAGAAGACTATCACTTGCGATTGCCGGATTATCGGTAGCGAGATTATCAATGTCCATATTAATAACAAACGCATCTACACTTATTCCCTCACCGCCAGTATAGGGAGTTGGAGAAAATAAATCAGCCACATCTTGAGCCACTGCTCTACCGTGAACATCGCCAGTAATATCCCAAAATGCTATACTGTCTGTAGCTGCAATAGCAACCTCACCTAGATTATCAAAATCTAAATCTACGGTACCCGCAGTATTACTTATTCCCTCTCCACCTGTTATTACAACACCATCTACACTTAAATCAGCTACTACCATAAGTTTATGAGCGTCTGCGGTTATGTCCCAAAACGCCATTGAGTCTGTTGCAACAGGAGTATCCTCTGCTAGATTATCAAAATCTAAATCGAAAGTAGCCGACGCTCTTGTGTAACTCAGTCCCTCTCCACCAACCATCATACTAAACATATCCTCAAACTCAACTCGTCTATGAGCATCCGCTGTAACATCCCACATAGCTATAGTATCAGTAAGTACAGGAGTGGTCTCTTCTGTAAGCTGATCTATTTCAAAGGCAGCTACACCGGCTAAATCAAGAACCTTATCTATTGATACCCGCACTAAGGCATCAGCAGTAACGTCCCACACCAGTACAGAATCACCAACAGCAGGACTATCCTCTTCGGTAAACTCATCTATGTTTTCCAGAATGATCTTACCGTTGATAAGCACATCCCCTGGATGAGTTGTTTGATTAGCGCTACCTGCGCCACCAACCGATTGTGCCATCAATCCGACTGACAAGATCATTATGAACAGTATTAGTTTTTTCATTGTTTCCTCTCTTAGTTATCAGTTCTTGTTATTTCGTACCACTTGGCATCGGACGTAGTATACCTTAACCATATTACGTCCCCTGCACCAAGGGTAAAGTTTACATCCCCCGACAATTCAAGTTTTGAACCATTAAGACTTGTTTCATCTTGAAGTGTCACTAAATCTGAATCACTGTTTCCAGTGAGAATAATCACCACGCCATTGTCGGTAGTTGCAATAGTTGGTGTGCCTGTTAAAGTAACCGGTCCACTATTTCCCTCTATCAATATAATCATTCCATCTAAGACGATCTGTGTTCCGGCATTTAATTGCTGTACTGACTCCGGAATAAACTGAACCGTTCCAGAAGTTTTTAACTGGTCTGTTGAAGTCGTATCAGGCACATACCACGAACTACCATCCCAACCACCTTCCTGGGAAAAGGCCACTGTGAGCAGTAGTAATAGAAATAATATTATTTTTCTCATATCATACTTCCAATGTCCAGGTGTTTGACTTCCAATCTATTGTCATAGCCGCTCCGGTCACTTGTAATAATACGTTTGCACCACTAATCGAGAAAGTTACGTCCCAACCGGCCTGTCTTTGTTGATGCACACGACTGATCATCCCCTGTAAGGTCAGTACGCCGCTGTCATTTTTATAAGTGACGATCTTTTTAAATCCTGAAATAGCCGTTTTATCGGACTTAATCCCAACGACATCAACAACAATCTGAGTAACCGTATCGGTAGTGAGGGGTATGGTTCTAATCGTTGTTGGCGTAGCATCAAGCGTCTGTACGGTATCAACGTCACCTATGCCAGTCCCCGCCGCACCAGTATCGCCCTTTTCACCTTTAACTAAATCGCTCCAAGGCATTATCCTACCTCCAATCCAGATATTGTGCAATCTACCACAGCATCAACGTCCACTGTAATTTTTACAGTTTCGCCTGTCAGAACCATAAGCGTCCCGCTATAGTGGACCGTATTGTGCGGAGGGTTGGTGTTGGCCTGGATTTCCATAGTTTCTCTGATATATTTATCATTTATTTTTATATCACATTCCACCAAGGATCCGCCTTTATTGCACAGATGAATATCACTAATTATTGTTGTTACTCCTGACGCTGTGTACACGAGTGTCTCTCCCGAAGCCAGTGTTCCGGAGTACAGTCTCTTAGGTGTTTCAGCCATTTAAAAACATCCCCATATATGCAAGCAAGTTGCTTGTCGGTCCCCCTGGGCCTGGGCCTGGTGGCGCAGCTACTGCCGCAGATCCAGTGATCACGGCCCCACCGCTGATCGGCGTTCCGGATCCGAACTCAGTTGTGTGAATGCGGTTTCGGATCTTGACTGACAAATAGACCCCCTGGCGATAGTGCCAAATAGCAGGGATATTTTCATCCAGGTCACTGGCCATTGGCTGCCGATCCAGGACTCGAATAGTTTCTTGTTTTGTTGGATCCTTTGCCATTATCTCCTCCTTGCTCTCTTCTCTAATCTTTTCAGTTCATTCCTTTCAGATGCGGTCATATTTTTACTGCCACGCTTTCTTTGTAATTGTCGCATCCGCTTATAATCAACCGTGACACCCAGTCGCTTGCGATGGAACAGTCTTCCAACCGTGGGCAGATCTGCTTTACTCTTAATCGGATCATCTTTCAATGCAAGATCCATAAGGCGCATCATCCTGGTAGCTAAACCACCGGTCAAGCCGCCCATAAAGTTCTCAATTTTCTTGGGTGACATTTGATTGGCCAGTTCACCCGCACCAGGCAACCATTGTCCCGTGTACTGCAGCGCATCATAACTCCATTGACTGGCTGCCTTGGCCACTTCAGTGGTATAATCGTGGTATCTGTCAGGAGCCTCTTTAAATTGATCTCCCAAACTTTCAATTGGCGCACCATACCAGTTTCTATTAGCGAACATTTGATAAAGGACGTTTACTCCGGACACATTCAATGGGTTAGGAATTGGATTAACCTGGTTGAACATCAGCTGCGCAGCCTCCATAAAGGCCTTATCTTTACCCTGGTACAATTCGTCCCACATAGCCATTGGTAGGCCTCCAAAAATAACACCAGGTTCGTGCGGCAGCGGAAGAACTATTACTTCCTTGCTATCGGCCCAGGGAATATCCGCCAGATCTATATATATGTGTGAATATTTCATTGGAGCGGGAATGTTCTTGAACCATTCTTTGTCTTTGTTCATCCAGTAGGCCATAAAGGTTGGGAATGTAATCGCTGACACGCCCCGCAACATTGTGGCCAGGGGTCGCTCCTGGAAGGATCTTAAGATCTTAGATCCACCCTGTACGTCCGGATTATAAAATGGGATCAGCTGATTAAGAATGGATCCCCAGACGCCCATTCTGCTGAAATTAATCGTCACATCCTGGGCGTCGTTGAAAGCTGCTAGGCGGGCATCGTCTGAGTCTTTACCGTATTTCTTTTCATAATGTTCTAGGCGTGTTTTAAACTCTGCAATTCTGGGTGCCAATTCCGGAAGTTGGAATAGGGTCCGGAGCGCATCCACCGGATGAAGGACTGAGTGGACGGTCTTCCCTTTCCACCCTTTAGATCTGGCCAATAATTCTTTATATCCCTTTTTAGATCTTGCTCTGTCTCGACCCATAATTGTGGCCAGTTCGCCACCCATTCCCCGGAAGGTCCTGGATGCTTGTTTATATTTTTGAGATCCTAAACCTAGGTCAGCTGCTAATGCAACCATTGGGGCAGCAGGATTAGGAAGTTTGGCCTTAGAGAATAATAGATAGGTTGGGATGTCTCGCACCGGGTTAGTTATGTATGAAAACGCTAAATGGAAACCTACCGCACCAAATTTAATTCCCCTGGTAACGTGGCTGATCGCTGAGATTACTGGACCCATCTGAACCCGATCGATCCCCTGCAATACTCTGTAGACACCATCATCGATTTCATAGAAGTGTGGGCGCATTTCCATCTTGCGCTTGATTCCTTCGGATGTTTTCACTTCCACCGCAGTGTTGCGCCATAGCACGATAACATTCCCGGATCCGACATAGCGATCGCTTTGAGAAAAGTATTGTAAATAATCGGGGGCCATCTCTTTAGCAAGTTCCTTGGTGGTATTCATCAGCATCCGCATCTTGTCTTTATCGCCCATCTTATCAAGGCGGCCCATCATCTGTTCCCCTAAACTATCAAGGATCCTTTGCGTGTTTACGTTGGTAACCTTTGTGGGAGCCGGGATCCTGCGAATAATCATCCCTAGGCCCTGCGTATGTTCAAGATCCGCAATGGCCCTTACAAGCCTGGTTTTATCAGCAACCGAAATTAAATTCTCTGCAATTCCCACCATTGACTCAAGTGGGTTAACAACCTTTCTGCCGCTACCCCTTAAGCGCTTAATCCCGGAAGTGGGCAGATATGTACCAGATCCACTGCCACCGCCACCCTTAGGGTTAGTAATAAATGGATCCGTCATTAATCTTTTTAGTGGTAAATAGAACGGATTGAGGGCCTTCATTGCTGCCTTACCTTCGGCCGGTAACGCTCCCGCATCGATCATATAATCCAGGACCCGATCCATCCATCCGTTCAATCGATCGGAGGCAGATCTAAATCCTTTAGTGTCCATTAGTTTAAATATGTATTCAGCATCACTAAGGTGAGCGCCAGTTTCAATGTCTGGTCTAGATAATGCCCTTCTGGAAAAAGTATAACCGATAAAGGCCTGCATTAATTTCGTTCCTTTAACTGTCTTGCCAGGATTCAGGGGATCTAACACCCCTTCAAGTTTCACCACATCTTTTAAGATCGCATTGAGCGATTCTCCGTTTTCCCGGCCAACAAAATCCGTTGTACCCTCAAACACCCACTGCCTGGCCATCCCGGATGCTTTGCCTTTCTTAGCAACAAATAATGCCTCAGGATCCTTGGTAGAAGGAAGGGTGGACTCCCACTTGCCTTTCCGTATTTTCTTCTTAACGCCTGATTGTCTCAATACCCGATCGATGTACGTTACATCGCTATAGAAACGATGCCTTAGTAACTGATAATAATCTCTTATCCTGGTCCCGAGTGGTCTCTTTGGGCCTTCTCCACTAAAATCAATCTGAGAAAGGATCCGATTATAGGCTCCCTGGTTATGGTACTCGGACATCATATCCCGGAACTTTTCAATATTTTTCCAGAGTTTAGGATTCTCTTTTGCAAAGGTTGTGGTAAAATATTTATAGAACTTAGGCGCCAGAAATTCGGCTCTGCCAGTTGTTACATAGTGACGCATAAACTCAGCAAAACCCTCTGAGGTCCTACCCTTATTGGGGTTATAATCCAGGACCGACAGTTCATCCTGCCACGGTTTAAACCGCTGTTTATCACCTTTCCAAACATCCTGATCAATGAGGTGGGCAATTTCGTGCGACAGCACATAAGTATTATATTCTTCCCGTAATCTGATGTAGCGTTGGAATGGTTTAAAATACCCCTGTACCTTCCCCATTTTTACGGTTGATTTACCAAAAACAGGAGCATTAAAAGCCTTCCTAACGAACTGAACAATCTCTTGCTGTGATAATGGTTTCTTCCTGGAAACCTTTACCTCCACAGATGGTTTGGCCTCAACAAATTCAGCATCACTTGCAGGCACACTGGCTTGCCTGATGGCCGATACATCCGTACCATAAGGATCTACCTGACCCCGCTCCTTACCAACCTTGGCCTCAGGATCCATATCCCGCAGCTGATGGGTAACCTGGATCGACGCATCTTTATCAACCGTGGTCATACACTTGTATTTACAGGGACCACACTTTCCAAACTCACAGCAAATATATTTATAATCACCAGTTGGATTGCTGCGGCGAAGTTCTTTGTTTGCTATCGAATCATCGTGGAATGGGGTTTCCAAAACTTCAGCTTGTTTGACACCCATCTTCTCCAATTCTTTGGCGATGAACCTCTGGTTGTCCATCGTAATACCGGAGATTCCATCCTTGTTGGTGATCATTCGAATAGAAACATTCAGGCCGGCAGCCTTGGCTTTTTGGAACTCGTTTAACCGAATCATTATTTCATTCTTGTGGAACCATCCAGAATTAGAGAAATGGATCTCAAACTTATCTTTATATTCCGCCATTGCTTTATACTGTTTAGACGTTACCGGCGCATATGATGCGGAAATAAATATTGTTTTAGGGATCAGTCCATTGGCCTTGGCCTCTTTCAAATAATGTACTGCCCGACCGGTTGAGAATAGATGCGAATCATCCCCGGCAAATCCCTGGCGAATAAACAATGCCTTATTGAGTTTATCTATCATCTTGGGATTGCCCAGAAGTTTACTGATCGAGGCCTCTGATGCTATCTCTAGATCCCGCACTTCCATATTCTCAAAAGCACCGAACTTGGAATTGAATTGTTTGTTAACCCAACAGTCCCCACCAAAGCAAGCCTCGGTCCTGGTTTCTTTTGGTAGTACACCATTCTGCACCCGCTCAACCGTTGTCTCTGCCCGCTGACAACCCTTAGTCAACATTAAAACTTCAACCCCAACCAGTTTACCAACTTTAATTGGAGCCTTCCTCATTTTGGCCGGGGGAATATCCTTGGCCGTGGAATGGATCTTCTTCCAATCTTTAACCCTTTCCTTGTTTGTATTAGCGGTTTCCGCATCTTTTAGATTATTAATTTTAACCTTAGAATTTTTATCCTTAATATCAGCTAATTCTTTTGGGTGGATCGATACTTCAAATATTTTTGTTTCATCTTTATAACGATTTTTGGAAACATTTTTGCTTGTGCGGCGTAACTGGTGTGTAGCATCTTTGAAAATTGAAATTTGTTCCGGAACCCTTCCCTTATCTGGAATCCCCTTCGATGGGGCCGCTCTCCCCCGGGGTTTCTGGCGAGAAGTAGAGGTCGGCTGCTTCTCAACTTTAACAGCAGACTTCCATAATTTTTGAACTTCCTTAGGTACCTTTGCTCCCCGTATCTTACGTATGCGACCAATCAGATCCCGCAGTGTTCCCCTGGCATTTTGGAATATACTACGGATCCCCATTCCGGCTTTTTGATGCATCTTCTCTGAGAAGAAGAAGTCACGGCCATCCTGCTCATAATGTTCCTGGCTTGATCGTGTATCCCTGGATTTATTATGAAACCGCTCAAACATCTTTTGAGATTTCTTATTCAGATTACGCCAATGGGCGCCATAGAATTCCTCAACTATAGTATCAGCGTCGTGACCTTTATATAATTTTAGAGCTGTTTTTTCAATGCCATTCTTTACAAAATTCTTTGTCTGTCCAACGGACATATAACGACCAGGCCTTTTGCCTTCCGCTTTGAAGAATTCCTCCGGAGTCATATTGTGATTCTTCCGGATGTACTCGTCAGTGATTTCTACCGTGCGGTCTGAGATCTCAAGAAAGATCTTCTTGGCTAATTTAGGATTAGATTTTAATAAATAACGACCAATCCCTTCGGTTCCCGGATCTGTGATACCCCTCCGGACCCCCCTGGCCAACACATCCTCACCCTTTTCACCTGGTCCCCTAACTGTTTTAATCTTTGTTGGTTTTGGTGGTTTTGCCGGCTTACCCTGCTCAATTTCTGCCGGCGTTTTAGGTTTCTCAGAAAAAACACCTTCCTTGGTTTTAATTAATTTTGGTTTCCGGATCTGATCAGTTACATCCTTACCCTCAATTGCCTCACGAACTCCGCTCTTACCACGCAGATCCACGCCTAAAGTCTTTTCAACTACCCGATCAGCTGCCCATTCTATATATGAAGTCCCAGATCGATCCATCGCCTGGCGGAAGGAATGATTCTTAGCCTCAACCAGGTTCTTCATCGATAAGGCTCTATTCTCCATTTCCTTCGAGAATTTGCGGAATCCGGCCTTACCAAGGTTAACGCCACGCATTCCCATAATAACCCCGGCAGCACCTAAGTAATCGTCCCAGGTGGGCATCCGTCCCTCTATTGCGCCGGCTAGAGTTCCAAAGCTAACAACCTCACCACCCAGGTCCCCAATAGCCTTGGCGGCCTTTGTGCCAAACTGCTCGCCAAAGAACCGATTTCCTAAAGTACTAAGACCTTTGCCAAATAATTTTTTAGTAATCAAACCCCCAAGAGTACCGCCCATAGCAGCCACAGATCCCAAGAAAAAGCCGTGTAGACCCGCCTTACTAACTTCCCACCAATCGACTTCTTTCCCTTCGGCTTTTTGGGTCATCGCATTATGGATTCCCTGGTAGGATCCTAAACCAACACCGGCACCACCTAGCCTAGCCACGAACTTCTGTGAGCCTGCTGTAGCAAGTTTCACAGCTGCTTTTCTTGAGATCCCAAACTTGCTTAAGATCCCGACAGTTTTATTGAGTCCCCAATTATATAGCTTGGCCCCTATTTTGCCACCCACCCCGAAAGTCAGGGCATCTAGCGGCATCATAAATCCAAATATTGTGGCGGCAATACCTTCTAACGCATTAGGATCTTCTTCGGATAAATCGTAAGCCTCCTCACCGGTTATCATCTTCCTGGCTGCTCCAGTGATCGATTCGTTCCACCCTAATCTTAGGAATAGCGGGATCTTATCATCAAAGTCGTAGGACTCTTTTGAATAATCTTTTGATAGGATATCACCCAACGATTCCTGGGGACCGTTCAACACCGAGTTGATCCTGGGGTCTGGTGGAACATCGTCCGGGATCAGATCTCCAGACTCCTGCCGGTAAGTATTAAAACCTTTTAAGCCTTCTTTAAATTCTGACCACGGAACCCCAGACTCAGCTGACTCTACAATATATGCTGTCAGATTACTGTCGTGTTCCCAGTGATCATAAATACCCTGCGGATCCTTCTGCCATTCCAAGTATTCCTGGTCCGCCAGTGGATCTTCTTCCCAACGTCCGCCTTGTTTATCTTCCTCTATGCGATGGTTCCAGTTAGATCCATCCTCTGCCTCAAAGCGGTACCAGTTAGTATGGCCGCCCTCAGTAGTCCGTTGTTCTTTTGGTGGAATATTAAAATTGAACCGACCTTCCCGGCCAGATACTGTCATCTTCTTACTAAATCCAGAATCCTTTGGCTCAACAATTAAACCAGGCGTATCGATAGTCCCGACATTATCAATCTTAGACTGGATCTCCTGGGCATAGTTCGCAACAATCTGACTGTCAGGTGCTTCGCCGGTATATTTAGCTGCGAAGTCCAAGGGGTTCCCATCGGTCTGGTCCCAGATCCGATCGATAATAAATTTTGATGCTTTGGTCCCCTGCGCCATTGAATCATATTTGGCAGTATAATAGGTAGACCCACTGGAGTCCTCAAACGGATCTCCACGCTTTGCCCCATATTTGTCTGCCAGTTCTGGGGTCCATACGTGAGCGCCAGGGTTATTGTGTCGATTGGCCCGGGAGTTAGGATCGTCACCCACCTCAAATTGTAATACAGTCTCATACACTGGTTTCATCGTATCCGTTAAAGTGGTGTCCGGTCTAATTGTGCGCAGTTGATCAGGACCCTGCATAATTTCCGGCTCCTTCTTTTTAGAAGGATTCATCTGCATATTTTCTAAAAATAGGCGTGCAGCTGCGGTATCGTCTAGCGCATAGCCAGTTGGAACTCGCAACGATCCAAGATCCAACTTAGTTGAATCAGGCTCGTCTAATACATATCCTTTTGGAGGTATAGGATCTGACATTAAAATTTAGGCCTCAATTTTGAATCACCTGGTGGTGGTGAAAAATTCTTTGGATTTTCAACTACCGGGACCCAGATTGTAGTACCTGGTAACATTTGAATCCGATTGCCGGTCTTTGGATTGGTCGATGTAATCGCACCTGGCTGCAGTGGCATTCCTTTCATCTGTGCATTGGTTGGACCGGCATATGTTCTATCTCTAGGCGGAACACCGGATCCTGCGCCACCACCACTAGTTGTACGTGGTTTCGGCGGACCGTGCTGTGGTTTGTTGGGCGCATAAGGTGTGGCAGGCTGATCAACTTTCTCAGGAGCGACCTCATTACCAAACAACATATCAAGTTCTTTTTCATACTCACTTGCCGCTAGTTCCGTCGCATATGCCCTGCGGGCGTCAGTTTCAAAAGGATATTTCTTTTGGCTGTACTCATATACCTTCTGTTCATCCCCGGTCGCATTCGGATTAGTAAACTCCCATTTATTTTTAGCCAGACTACCTACTCCGGTTTCTACGCCAAGTGATGTTGGACTATTATAAATCGATTGATAAAATTCATCCTGATTCACATAGCCTCGTCCAAATTGGTTTGCCTTCCACTCTAGATAGCCATCCCCCTCCATTTCTTTAGCTGCCCGAGTTCTTAGATTTGTTAAGACTTCGTTAACGTCGCTGTTTTCGTCCCTGTACTCCTGTAAAGTTTTACCTTCTTCGGCGGCAGCTATTGTGTCTGAGGCAATCTGTTTATAATAAGCCTTAGTTAGTGGGCCTTTGCCTGCCTCTATCTGCTCAACCTTTTCTTGGGTGCGTGTCCTGAGGTCTTTATTAGTTGCTCTCCGCTCTGACTCAGAAACATAAATATCGGGATTATCGACCAGGTTTTGATCAATGAAAGCGTCCATCACATCTTGCCCAATTTCCCCTTTGCTGAATTGTCTCCGCAGGGATCTGTACTCGGCCGTGATATTGTTATCCTGGACACCACTCATATACTTGTCAGCCTCTTTAATATAATCTTCCCGGGTTTTATCCTCTTTGAGCATTTGAGAAAGCCTGGCCTTCATCATCATTGTTGAGGCATTACCAAGTCCTTTACCTAACCCAATACCGAGACCGGATGCTATGGCCCCAAACGCCCCACCTCGTCTTTTTACTTTAAATCTGCCCATAATACCTCCTTATGCCATCATTGCCGTTCCGGCTGCTGTGCCGGCTGCCTGACCAATTCCACTAAAAGTTCCCTGCAATGCGGTTTCCCACCATTCTGGTTGCATATCGAACATAGCCTGGATCTTATCACGTTCCATTCCCTGGGACATCATAAATTGTTGCATTCTATCAGATAGGTTTCGTGAGTCTAGCCTTAAGCCTGCCTGGGTAAAGTCTCTGCCAAATCCACCGGCCTCTACTCCGGCTAACTGCGATTTAGTTTGTCCACGGACACTTTGTAGAACGTCAGAAAGAGATCTTGCCTGGTTAGCGGCTATTCGTCCCCCCACCACTGTTGACGCTGCAGGATCAAACCCTTGGTTGAGAAAGGCACCTTGAGCCAAACGAGCGTTTAGTCCACCCATCCTAGAAGACTTGCGCCTGGCCAGATCCGTGAGTTCATCACCGGTTTCAGAAATTAAACCTTTGAGCCGACCTTCTCTGCGATTTACATCGGCTTTAAGTTCAGCGGTTTTCTCATCAGACTTGCGTTCAGTAATGATAGCGTTGATTGCATCAGCTGAAGACTGATACATCATCCCATCCGGAGTTACATATTTTCCTTTGCCCTGGCGAACAACTCCATAGGTTTCCTCCGCCCACTTCCAATATTCTTCTCTTTTTTTGGTCTCTTTCTTGCCTTTTTTCTTCTGCTTCGCTTGATTTCTTAAATATAGATACAATAATGACATAACGTCCTCCTAACTAAGTTTTTAGTCCCATCCAGGACCATTCAATGGCCACATCGTCTATGGCCAGATCCTGCCCTGCACATTGTACTCTAAGTTCTAAAGTTTTAAATGTTCTCTTCGCATTCGTGATATTATCCTTATCCGCAGCTATGGTTAAAGCAGCACTTGCACCGAATGTTAAAGTGTCGCTTATAGTCGCACTCCCATCCCTATAAATCTTTATTGTAAGTGCGTCAGCCACCTCATCGTCGGTCTTATAAATGATTCTTACTATTCTTAAATTCTTTTCACGATAAGGATTTCCTCCGTCAAATTTATACGTTTTAACATCAGCCGCATCAGTATTGTCCGTGCCTGCGTTATTAAATTCTTTAGTCTGGACCACATCCTGAGAATCGTCCAGATAGAAATTGGCCATCGGCTCCATAGCCTCGCCCATCCGCATATTGCTCATTGCCGATGTGGCCGGCATAGTTTGTTGCGACCAGGACTTTGAATCAAAGTTATATTTATACAGATCTAAATCTGTTCCAGAAGTATCTGGGATAAAATAAAGTTCGTTTGTTTTTCCAGAGTATGATAGTGTAGGCCGATTCAACGTAAGCGCCTGGTAATCATCACGCCAGGGGAATGTCAACTCCACTGGCCGGCTCTCCATATCATACAGGTTGATCCGGGCAATATCAACCGCACAGACCCCATAAGGTGTGGCCACAGCTGCGTGCCTATAATAACAGCCGTATCCGGGGTAATGCCCCTCTTGATACCGCATCTGCGACACGACGTTCCGAACATACAAATTGCGCTCTTTAAAGGCAAATATGCGACCATTCCAGTACACTACAGCGACGCCCTCGTCGCCATCGTTCTTACCCATAGGAATGGATCTGGTAATATGAAAATCGTCCGATTTGCCAGGAGAGGTCCACATTAACCTGGAGCGCTCGTGAAGGGTCTGGCCCTGGTCATCGATCGAATCCACATTAAAGATATACATCTCACCATTTTCAGCCTCACAAGAAGACTTCCACCGGTAGGCCCTAATCCGCTCTGTTTCTTCCCGGCCAGTTAGACCCTGGTAGGTTGCAATCTTGAGTCCGTCAAAAGGCATATACCAATTTGTTATAACATCAGTTCGCAGTGCAAACACACCGATACTGGTTAATTCAAGATCTAAATTAAGATAGGGATGTAAATTAAAACGATTGCCGTGAATATAAGTCGCCTCGAAAGCAATATTATTATCAGTTCTTACCCAAACCCTGCCCCTGTATGATGTCATAAGATTAAATAGCGTAGCCACATTAACATCACCGGTCGGGAGAATATTACCAATAGCGATATCACCAACAACGGCCTGGGTGAAACCCGCCGTATGGACCCAATTGGCCTCGCCGCTTGAGGGTTCTTCAGCTGCTCGAAACTCCGGATCTGGAGTACTCTTACTCGTGCCGTCAGGACAGGCCTGCCAAAATCCAAAATTATTCGTCCCATTGGCGCCATTACTTTTAATATTATCGTAATCCTCGGGGGCCTCGAAATTGGCAACCGAAGAATCTGAATAACCTTTTTCCGTATCAAGATGACCAACATAATACCAGTCTATATCGCCTGTTGGTTGCCAGTAAACATTGATCCCGGTAATCCTTTCGTTCCAATCAGTCCCGATTGTTCCGATATAAGGAACCAGGTTAATTGCCCTGGCCTTTTGCGGATTCCCGACAAAGTAGATTATGTCGCCCAATCCGTGTGTAGTTATTTCAGTATCGTTATAACCCCGCTCAACAGTAATTGTTGTTAAGCCAGACCCCTGATCCATCCGAATGATGCGCATCTCTTCACCATTAATCAAAATAAAACCACCGGACGCAAATGGTATAGCCTCAGAGATTAGGAACTGAGGGGTAGTAGCAGTAACCGCTATCCCGGTTGTAGATCCACTATCTACCGGGTCAACTCCTGGAATAGCCTCAAACCCGGTGATACCAATATTACCATCACCGTCCCTGGAAAGTTCAGACTCCTGTACGTGATCATACACGTATGTTACTGCCCATCGATCGTCCTCTTTAAATAACTCTAAGACCTTAGAATCGGCATCCGGCCAAAGTTTGTGAAGGTCTACCGCTATCCCACCTGACCCATAACTGTGCAACGGATCATAAACAAACAGGCCCACCTCATTGGCAGCGTTGACTAAACCAGTATAATCCATAGCAGAATCCATCTTGACAATTGTTGGTGCAACTAATTCTTGTTTTTTTAGAAACCAATCATCTAACTCTACGGCCATACTTGGTTGATAGAAGTTCGGGAATTTTGTAGTGGCATAGGACTGAGTCTTGCCGAAAATATTGCGCTTAATATGATCGTACCAAAGGCTAGGGTTGGCCACGTTACCGAAGTTAAGCGGTCCCTGGCCATAAGGCGCCACCTTGCGCTATGATCTCCCCCCATAAACCGGTACTATCAGCACTGCAGCGTAGGATCTTGAAAGCTGCGCTAACCTTTAGATAGGTTAACCACCAGAAGGTAGAAACAGATGCGTCACTCTGGTTTTTCTCAGATCTATACGTGAAGAACCCCTGGCCTTCGACATTGGTATAGTTATCCACGTTTTGGGTGGTGGACTTATTCCCCTGGCCCTTGACCTTGTCAACCTGGCCCCGTTTAAGATTATTAACATTCTTAAATATCTGGAAACCTTCCTGGTCCAAAGCAGAGAAAAAAGTCACCAGGCCGGGTGCGAAGTTCCCTAACCTGGAGAGAAATCTATTTTCACCTAATTGCGTTGTTCCCATTAATAATCCCTAAAGCCTACCCTGGCGTGATCGTCTCCGGCCAGATTATCTCCGGCTGCCAGGACCTCTGCTTTCTTTTCTTCATAGTCTATTTTGAGTCCACTTTCAAGGACCATAAATTTCTTTGGGTTTTTAGGCATCAGCAGCTTAACGAGCCTCAGTGCGGCCCCATATGTCACAGCGTCCTTAAAGTCGTCATCTATGGGCAGTGTCGTGATCACATCACTCATCGGAGTTGGTGTCGGAACATAGTGGACCCGGATAGGGATATTGTCCGTTGCGGGAGTGTAATAGATCCCCATCATTTTATCCACAACATAATAGATCCTGCGGCTGATCGGCCGACTAAATGGACTGGTCATATCGTTACCCTCCTAATTCTACTTTCGTCGCTCTTATCAATCTCGTAATCATCATAGTCAACCCTGGTGATCTTTAAAATATTTAGAGCAGCTGCTATATAAATAGTGGAGCCATCATCGTGCGCTGCGTCCGTGGTCCCGAACTGGCCCCTGGTTACCGTCAGATCATTAGCTGCGATTCCCGTGACCTTTATAATTTCATTATCAATTTTTGCATATTGGTTTTCCGTAAACTTGGTACCGTCATCCACCGTTAGTGTTACGTCCCCGGCAGCAAATACGGCGCCTTCGTTAATTACCGCACCGGAATCGGTTGGGTTCTTATCTGCGATCCAGATCAGGGCAGATTTCAGATCATAGCGTTCCTGGTTCGCCACTGTCCCACCAATGGCTGATTCTTTTAATAACTTACCCTCTTTTGTAAGGTATCGGATCTCATCGTTGATGGCCTTGTCGATCCGCTCCATCTGGATCCCTTCTCCAGGCTCAATCCCCAGGAGTTCCCAGACGTCTTGTCTTAATTCAGTTAAAGTTGTGTCGCCCATATAATTCTCCTAATTATGGATTTTCCGGACCAATCAAAAGTTCGTCTAAATCATAAATTTCATAAGTTGCTGCAAGGTATTTTGGGTCACCAGATCCAGTGCTTTTGTCTGGAAACCCAACCAGGAACCCTTCATCGGTAAATTTCCCGATGGCCCCATTGAGCGTATTGTAACCACCAATAGCCTGGTTGCCGCCATTTGTTCTAACAGCAAAATCAAGCACAGGTACATTAGCACCATCAAGCGACATAACAGCAAACCATACATCGTAAACACTATCCACACCTCTCGGGAGAAGTGCGAAAGTGTTGGAATCGTGTGCCGTTATTTCGCTTCCCTTGGCCTGGAATCTTGGGTCTATATCGCTTAGTGCTGTTTGCGTGAGTGTTGTTATCTTTCCTGCATTAACAGCAAAAACAAATAAGTCCCCTGCGTGAGATACAACAACTTTACCATCTTCAAGATATGCGCCTGGAGCCTGAAATTGTGTCGGGTTGTATTCGATATGATGCTCACTCCCAACCGTCCAGGTTGGAACGCCTGCCGACTGCGTTAATAATAACGCCCTAAAGTGAGGATAGCGTGAACTATTGTATGTCCAAGTGAACATACCCTCATCAGCCCTGGTTTTAATAAACTCAAATCCATCCTTTATAGAAACGCTCAAGTGTCCTGTTAGAATTGCCACCCTAAAATATAAAATACGCTGTGCAACAGTTTCGGGAGTTCCCTGTATATAACATTCATCAGATGATGCGATAAACGAACTTGTATCGAATGGAGCTGCCTGATTAGTAAAACCAGTTGCACCGCCGACATCAAAAGTAACTGAATTTGGCTTACCTCCTACCGGATTATATGAAAGCGAATAACAATGAATCCTTTTACCATTTAATTTTAGTGGCGTTGCGGGTTGGATTTTAGACGGTGCCGCCGGAGTAGTAATGCGAAGTTCTCCTCCTGTAACCGTCCATCCGTCGCCTTTATCCCAATATGAATTATCACTTAAATCGTGATCTACACAAACATAAACTTTAATAGTTTTAACTCTACCAGTAAAACCCACTCCAACAAGTTCAATTTTTCCTGTTGCTCCCGCCACAATTTCCTCTGTCCAACTAACATTACCGCTTTTTACAGCCGTTTCAGTACCACCAATTTTCATCGAAAAACTACCACCACCATAATTAGTTATTGTAAATAAAACTGTATAGGTTTCTCCGTTCTCAATGTCCTGTCTATCTGATTCCACATTAGATGTTGCTGCCACCGCAGTAAAATTATTTTCATTTGTCTCTAACGACCACCCACTTCCAATAACCCAATAAGCATTAGAGGCCATTGATGAGGCAACCATAGTAATTGCATTACCAGAAACGGTAAATCCGTATGCCGAAGTATGATCCCAAGTCGCAATGCTCCTAGCAATAATTGTGAACTCATCGTCTCCGTTAATTGTTTCCATAGCAAAAAAGGAATAAAACCCCTTACTTTGTGATTCAAGAATTTTAGTATTGCCTGGTAAGGTCATTGTTAAATCAGCATTACAAGTAATAACCTGACCGTATATTTTATATCTATCAGCACCACTTTGACCGTAATTACCTTGAGTAGTAGCAAATGCGACAACACCATCCCTAATCTTTACTGCTCTTGGATTGCCAATACAATAGAGGTCACTCCCTCCGTCAAATTCACCAGGTAGAATACCCCCGATTTGAGTAACGGGACCACGAGAATATCCATCTACTTCATTATATTTAATCAACATAGCATAGACGTTGGGTGGAAAATCTCCATAATCTCCCGCATTATCGTCATAATCTACCGTTATATCATACCAACACATAAACTGCGTGTCGGTATTCACCTCAAGAATACAATGATCTTGTGAGGGATAAAAAGGTTTAGCAGTTCCAAACTCCCTAATTGGCTCCAGGGCATCAGGGGTATTCCTCCAGGATATTCCTGGTCTCAGATACCTAGAATTACTGCGCAATGATTTCCGGTGAGGCAATCTTTCCTCCTACGAATGCTTGTATTTTTGTTTCAAATTCTGTTTTTAAATCACGATATTCCTGGAGCGCTTTGTTGCCCTGGGCAAATAAACCCTCCATAGCTTTCAAATTATTTTCATCGTCCTTGTTATAAAATCCTGCCTCCGCTAGGCCAATCTCCATTGCCCGCTTAGCCAACTCCAAGGTTACCCTGGCACGTACCGGATCTTCATCTACACCCAATACATTGTAGGCATCCGTTGTGGCGGTTGGTTTACTGTTCTGCAGAACATCCCAAGCAGCTGTCAGCTTGGCCTGGATTCCGACATCGCCACTATAATCTACTTTTATGGCCTCAAACTTGTCCTGGGCAATGCGCCTGACATAAGCCATTTCCCTGAGTTTAATAGCCATAGCGCCATATATAACCACCGCCGGCTCCAATACATTCGGGAAGTTGGAAATAGTAGAATCAGACGATGCGTCGATCGCATTCTGCACACATTCTAAAACCTTAAAGGCATTCGGATCCGCACCGGGGGTAGGTAACACATAAACAAGACCATTGGCCACATAATACTTGGGCCTGGTTGCGGTAGCCAGTGCTGCGGCCTGTATCCTAAATGAATTATGAATCGGATCGGCCGGGATCCAGGTGTCCCCACTACCATTATCGTCGCTATCGTGTTCCCTCAACACCCCGGCAATGGCACCTTCAAAAGCATAGCCATCTGAGGTCTTCTCAGCTGATTCAGCTGAAAATAAATGCAGCAATTTAAACGGCATTCGGGAAATTATATAGTTGGCGGCATCATTCAGCCACTGGTCTAACATATCCGTGGTATAAATGATATCGTCGCCGGCAACATCTTCACCGATGAAATCTTCTACTTGCTGCTCCAAAGTAGCCATATTTACCTCTCACACTGTGTAGAGGGGCGGTACCAGGATGACCACCCCCCTACCGTTAACCTGGGAGTAAACCCAGAGAAAAATGATTAGCCAACAAACTGGCTGCAAGCAGTATAGTATGCTATGATGCCGAAATCTTCGGAATTGAAAATTGATTTCTTCACACCATAAATACGACCACCGGCGATACCTAATTTGTTACCGTAATCGAATTTCTTTTCCACCCACTGTGGACGTCCGCCTGAGGCGAAAACACCGGCCTGGGCGCCCATAAACAATGCTTGCGCACCGTATACGGATCCGGATCCATACTCGGCTGACACTGTGACATTCTCGTGGGTGTGAATGATAACATCATCAAACATCCCAAAAGCACCGGTAAAGATCGGGTTTTTACGTCCACGCACATTGGCTTCACGCTGCGCCTGCAACCATTCTGAATTCCGTTTCAGATCGTATCCCTGCTCCGGCGTGATCAGAAGGATATAATGGTTCTTACCTTCATACCGAATTGGTCGGATCTTCAACTCATTCGCACCCTTAGGTTTCATAGCTGCGGTTTTCATCGCAGAGATATCGGCGGGTGTGCTGACATCAGCTGCTACAAGGTTCGTAGCGGTTGTTGCCTCATTCAGCCTGGTATTGACTGAGTCTCCACCGTTATCAGCACGATATGTGCGGGTTGGACTGGCTCCAAGAACAGTGAACATTGCACTATCGATATGCTCTGCCAACCAGATTTTCAAGAGTTCCTTGGCCTCTTTACGGAAACTGTACAGCACACGTTTATCATCGAAGTCTCCTTCGTTGCGTACTGCATTCCGTTTCTGGTTGATGGTGATGTTCATATCGTAGGTGTTCATCTTCTCTTCGTTACCTTCGAGCATATCATCATTTGTAACTCCGTCTCCACTTAGATTGGTCACCAATCCGACAGTAATATCATCACCTTTCTGTGCAGCCAGTTCGTTTTTTGTTGAAATCATAAAATTTGGGCCTTCGCCCATAAACCTACTGAAGTAGATTTCTTTGGCGGCTTCATACCACAGTTGTTTTGCCCACCGTGATACATATAGTCCGCTTGCCCATCCTGAGTCTGGCATAAATTTGCCTCCTTATTCGTCGATGAGTTCGACTATGTTCACGATTAGATAAAACGCACCTGCGGTAATAGCGTTGGTTGCGATTACCATATCAATGGTATCCGCTGTGGTAACGTATAACGCACTTCCTGCCGTACCATCAAAGTCATTCGCACCAAGGCGAATAACATCTTTGGCGTCAAGTTCAGTCCCATCAGCAGTAAAAGCGGCCCCCAGAGTGGCGGATCCAACTTTAAACTGCATAGTACCGTTATTGCTTGTAGAGGTTAGTTTCGTTTTGACAACTACCCATCCACCGGCAACAAAACAATTTGCAGGAAGAGTTATAACTTCGTGGGTTCCGGTAGCTGCTACACTATCGGAAACTGGTGTAATAAGTTTTGCTACCCACGTACCGAGACCAACGTCGTGCCGCTCAATATTAGCTTCCTTTACGGAAGTAGTAATATCGGCCATTGTTTATCTCCGTGTTATTTTAACCTGATTCAGCCTCCTTCAGCGCCTGTTCTCTTTCTTTCTCAGGGAGTGCGGCCCATTGTGCGTCTGACAGATCATCATACTCTGTCTTAGTGTCTTTGCCTGTACCTGCTCCGGATCCTCCGTTGTCCGGGGTCTCCTTACCAAGTTCCTTGAGCAGTTTATTCCGCCCCCTGTCTTCAGCCGCTGCGAGGTCCTTTTCTCGGCGCCACAGTTTCAGAGCATCTTCAAAATCACTGATACCCCTATCGTCTCCGAAGTCTGCGACCTCTTGCCATTGTTCGTCGGTAACTTTCGGGTTGTCTTGTTTAAGCTGATTGATAGCTGCCCGATCTTTCATATCTGCGAATACATCAGCCATTGCGACTTTGACGCCGCCACCAATTTCATTCTTGATGTAATTCTTAACAGATTGAGGATCCCAAGGATCATAATCAAGTTCACCCTGACTAGCATCCGGTTCATCCTGCTCATCGTCAGGCAACTCACCTTTTTTAGCTTTACCAAGTTCCGTTCCTTGTCTACCGTAAGCGGTTCGTAGGTTAATGTGGGAATTAACAAATGTTCCCCAGTTCTTAAAGACCTGGTTTCCAACCATAACCCGACCGTCCTCCAAGATCTCATAAGGTGCCTCTGGTTCATCGTCATCTGGATCATCCGATTTATCATCGGAATCATCATCAGATGAATCATCATCGTCCTTATCGTCTTCTTTTTTGTCGTCGGGGGAATCTTTGGCGTCGTCATCGTCGTCCGGGTGATCATCTATCCCGGTCTCGTCATCATCATCGGCACTGCCGTCTAATTCCTTGTCCTCATCGATGATAAGATCCTGATCTTCGTCCTCAGGACCAAATTCTAAAAACATAATTACTCCTTATCCCTAATGGGGGAAGATTTGGTTAATAATTATTGCGCTGTTAGTGCTAATGCAGCTGCGGCCACGGCCCCTGGCGAAGATCCCGCCACGGCGATACCCATTGCTGCGGCACCAACATACTGGTTATTGAAATAATTGGTATCTTGCGACACTTCACCACCCGAGCCACCTTCTAAAGCATCCGTTCCGGCCACAAAATCCTGTGCGGCTTTAGCGTGAACAGTCACATAACCACAGACAACTTCACCACTGGCGGTAACTACCGCTAGATTAGTGATTGCACCCGCCTCAAGTTCATCCTCGGCACCCCAATCAACATAAGTGGTTCCACCGATGTCGATACTTAGGATCCCGGCTGCGTGATATGCGGCCGTGGTAACAACGGTACCTGTTCCTGTATCAAAGCTCTGTTCGGTTGCGATTGTAATCTGTACCCCACCACTGATAATTTCAAAAGCATCACCATTCCGAATATCCATATTGGTATCAATTTCGAAATTAGGCGGAGTAACACAGCGTGTTAATTCCTGCGTGCGCAGAACATTAAGCAACACCTTAACTTCATCGACTAGCGTTTTGTAGGTAGCGTGGTCAGTGCGTAATTCATTGGTCAGATCCCGGTTTCTCTGGAGGTGTCTCACCAATGATCCCTGGCTCATTCCATTCTCAGTAATGTCCCCGACTTGTGCAAACAGCGGGACCAAAAGGAAAACCAATGCCACCATTAAGACTTGTAAGAATTTCATATTCTCACTCCTACTTTTTATTTTTGCTCATTGCTTGAGCAACTTTGATAAGACCCTCTTGAGTCTGGACGCTCTTAATAGCTTCCAGAACCTGGTCTTTACTTTCATAATCAGAGTTCTCCACAAATAGCGGTAATAATGCTCCCGCATAACCTGGGGCCTGACTGATTAATTCTTTGACTTCCTGCGCCTTCATTGCCTTCATTGTAGGCGACTGGGTCTTGGTTAAAATAATATCGTACTTCATTAATGTTTCTTCAGACTTAAAGGCCTCCACGAACTGCTTGATCTCATCCGGAGTAACTTGTTTTTCACTTGGCTGTGGCCCGATCTTAATACTCTCACCTATGATCCTGATGATCTTATCTGAAGAATAAAACTGCTGCATATTCTGAACAGCTTGCGATAATACTCTGCGTTTTGCTCTATCCAAATTTTCGAATACTTCTTCCAGGGTCAACATACCTTGGCGGATCCTGGTGTTAGCCGCAAAACCCGACTCCTTGGCCCCGGCTGCGATCCCTAACATTGGGTCATTGGCGCCGGAGATCTCTTTAGCCTCATCAGCTGACAGCTGCTCATAATTCACCAGGTAATTCAGAATTTGTAAATGGGTCTGGCTCCACTGCTGCATATGGTCTGAGACTTTCTCACCACGTTTTAATGGGATCCCTTCCCAGGTTCCGGACTCACTGGCCTTCTGGATCTTCTCAGCTGTTAAGCCACCACGGTTGTTAAATAAACCACCACCCTTGGGTGTGCGGCCGATCATATCAGTAGCAACGGATCTACGCTTGTTCTTCTCTCGCTGTGGGTCTTTTAAATTTTCCACCAGGCCGAATATGTCCAGGCCTTCGCCATTATCGATCGCATAATAAATGATCGGGGTCAGTGGGAATTGTTTGTGATTATATTCATCTTTTTTAGGTTTACCGGCCATCACGTTCCCGGAGAACACACCGTGTTCGATATGGTGTAAACGACGCTTGATCACAACCACCCGGTCCCGGTCCTCAATCCCTTCTGTTTCGACGAAGGTATCTCTAAACTCATTGGCCTCGCCCTGGGTCTTGAACTGATCAGTGAGTTTCATCCTCCCCTGCTCGGGATCGTTATAGGCAATTCTGAATTGTGTCTCCCAGTGCCTTTCCCACATATCGATCAGGTTGATCGCCTGTTTTTGGAGATTGATATAATTACGAACATTATAATCAGTGGTTTCTTTATCGTGATCGTGATAGAATTCACCGAAGTCCTTACTGTTTTCGCCTTTAATGTCAGTGGCGATATCACCCCCGGCCTCCGCAAATCGTTCTATGTTTTTAAATTGTCCAATCGTATCTGGATACATAATCTTTGCCCGATCGAAAGGTAGCCATTTGTGCCTGGCTAATCTTTCCCATTTGTCGATGTCGTCAGTGCGGGCCTCGTGATCGATCTTAACATTTTTCCAGGACTCCCTTTCAATGACCAGGCGTTTGCCATAATCCCAGTCATCCATAATGTATTGATCGATCCAATCGAGTCCGGTCATAGCGGTATTTTTAAATCCGCCGGAAAATAAATTCTGTAAATATTTATTGCGATCCAGGTGCATCATCAGGGGTGTCATCAACTGCGGCCAGACTTCATCCTCGACGCCAAAGGCCGTAGCCTCCCATCCCGATCTTTGCTGCCGCTCCAGGCCGGTAATCAAATTAACTTTTGGTAAAATAAGCTGCAGCTGCAAAGGCGCCCGGTCATCCTTTTCCAGTTCATCGATCTGCTCAGTGGTCCACTGCCCCTTACCAAAATGCCCGGAAGTAAACTTGGCTGACTCAATCGAGTAGTCCACCCAGTCACCCATATTCTTTTCCATCGCCTCGTATTCTTCTCGGTAATGTTTTAATTGTTCTCTTTCGTTCATATCATACGCTCATAAATTTATTTCTACGTTTGCCAGACTTCTCATAAAAACGACTCATATCATATTCATCCATTGGCTTTTTGGGTTTCGAAGATGCGTCTTCAACAGCGTGGACCAGGTACCTCAGATCGTCACAAGTATGGTCCTTCCTTTTAACCGGTTCCTCCGGTTTATTTTTGGTAGAATGATTATATTTTAATTCGGCCCATTTATATTCCGAGACCTCATCGTACACCGGTTGCATTGCGGGGATATCAAAGAAATACAATTTGGCTCGGCCCATTACACCGTGCGGACCCTTTTTGGTAGAATCCAAATGCAAATATTTTCCAACCCTTTCAAACCCGGCCCGCTTGTCATTTTTTGCCATATCCCAGAAGATGCTATAGTCTTCCCATTCGTCCGCCACGTTAGATCCGTCACGCTCAGTTTTTACGATCGATGGATCCGCATACCATTTATAAAGATGATTGCGGCCCTTGGTGCGCTGATGGACCATTGGATAGATCTCAGGAATGATCATTTCGCTCACATAGATCAGATCATATACATAGATAACACCATTAGGATCTACAGCTGCAAACATAATTGCCGTGGGATTGGTATAACCATAATCGTAAATAATATAGCGGTCCCACCAATCCGGAATATTAAACGGCTTGATGAAATGCTTTTCATAATCGAACATTGGATAAACCAGTCCGGCAAAATCGTCCCATTCGCAATGGACATAGCGATTCACCCAGTGCGTGGGGTTCTCAAGTAGGCCGACAATATACTCATAAGGAAGATAAGGGTTATCGGAATGGGCCTGAACCTCAAGGTCACTGGTTGGGGGATCCATACCCTTGGGCCAGGTTACTGTTTCGATAAGTTGCCGGCCTAACTTGTGATTGTCTTTTAAATTCTTTTTGAACCTCCGCCAGACCCAATCGTGGCCGGCGGGATTGCAAGTATGGAAATTCACTAGCGCTGAATTTTTACGGCGCAGCTGCCCTCTGGCTGCCCGATACGTTTCCTCCGGGACTTCTTCCAACTGGTCGAATGAGAAGGCGCCTAAGTTCATCGATTTGATACGCTGAATAGCGTCACGAGTGTCATCGAGCGCCAGGTACACGATCTTCGAATCGTTGAGCATTATAATTTCGTGATCCTGGGGTCTGTGTACTTTAATGAAGTCGCCACCCGCCTCGAGCAGCTGAATGAGGGTTGATTTCTTAAAGGCGTCTAAAACTTTTCTCCCGGTTAATATCATATTTTTTGGGAAACTGGCAGCCTGGGTTATCATTTCCTGGCACTGCCACTCTGTTTTACCGGTACCTAAAGATCCCGCAATGCAAGTATCCTTGAAGGGACCTACACTGGCGTGGCCAAGCATCTGCTTGGGCAGCGGAACCGATGGCTCACCGTATTCGTCACGGTAACCTAAATATATTTCTTTAGTCTGGTGTTGCATCCTTTGTCGTGCTTTTCTTAGCTTTCTTGTCCTTTACGAGGCTTTCCGTATCTTTATCTGGTTCTTCAGCAATATCTTTATTTACGCTAAAAACAATGACCTCAAGAGCCTTAATCTGTTTTCCCATACCTTCGATTTCGTCCTGGACCGTTTTCTCCAATACCTTCAGAGCCTTGGAGAATTCATCTATCGAATCAGCTAGAACTTGCGCCTCAGATTTTGCCTCCCCATCCTGGGGAACGTAACGCTGATTAAAAATTGGTCCCGGCATCGATTCTTTAGATCCATCCGGATATTGAATTATCCAATCGCCAATGCTAATAACCTGGCGACCCCGGGGGGTATTGATATAGGCCCA